TGAAATACGAGCTTAATAGTCTCCGGTAAAACCGGGGCGGTTCAAACGGCTAGGGTAAATTAGCGCACCGCACCAATGTCATCGATGCGCAGAAACCGGACTTTGCAGTTTCCTGCAAATTTATGCGGCTTGCGGCCCAATCCAGCCATTGATCGTGGCATTGCAATGCTGCGGTACAGTCCGTCATTGCGGACCTTCGCTGCGAAGGCAAAGAAACCACAAACCCGGCACTCACGACGCTTGGCGACACGTTCCGGTTTTACGCCAATCTGACAGAGAGATTTTCTGAACAACTGGCAAACGAAAGCCGCGTTGTGCGGTATCCGCTTGCTGTCTACGCAATGGCGACAAGTCTGTTTGTATCGCTCGACATGTGACGGCGCGAGAGTGAAGTCAACAGCGTGACCACGCCAAAGAAGCCTGCTTCGGTTGTGCAGAGTGGTTGGCTTGGCAACCACTCACATTCAGGCTTGAGCCAATTTTGTCAGTTCCGGGTTTGTCGCTGATTCCACTGGCGCACGAACTGTCAATTTTCCAGCATCGATTGGCTTGTTGTCGCCAAATGTCAGTTGCACCTGAATTTCGCCGGCATCCTTTATCTCGACTGGAAAACCAACGAAGGTAAATGATGTTGTAACATCGGCGGGAAGCTCCTCTATCTCACCTACCATTTTCACTTGGCCACCTCCCGGTAATAATAGCTTGACCGTCAGCGAACCCTTTTCGACTGCTTCACCCGTAATCGACACCCAAATACTCATCAGGAAACTGGATGGTATGGCGCTCGGAACCAGGTCATCAGCGTAGACACCAATTAGCATCATTTTTCCGTTATCTTCGCGACGAATATCGTCACAAAAAATGGTTCTGACATCAATAGGCATGAACGACTTCATCTTTTGGACTGATTGGTGTGGTGACTACAACCGGCCTTCCGGACGTAGATGCGGGCTTTTGAGGTGAACTAAATGCCCACACATTTGAGTCAATTGAAGTCTTCGCCGCCTCAACGGCAACCACGTGCTCATGGGGGAGATGGTTTGCTTGCGTAGTGGCTCCGGCATCAATCTCTACAAAAGAAATATCTGGACGTAGCCCAAGCACCCATGAAATCTCACCTATGGTCTTTAGTGTGAGGTTTCCTTGACCATTCAAAATTCTAGAGACAACTGATTTGTCCACCTCCATGAGTTCGGCGATCTGGGATTGTGTCATACCTTTCTCTGTTTTCGCGGCAATGACAGCCTTCATCAGCGCGCGATGAACACGGCTCTTGAACCGACCTGCGGATCGGTCACGCTTTGAAATTTTCATTTTATAAGACATCGGATAGTTCTCCCATGCAAAATGCAGGTGGGGCTAGATCAAATTCAGTTCGGTCGTGAGTGCATTGATCCCGGTAGCCAGCATACAAGGCATAGTCTTTGCATCTTGCAGCCGTATCAATTGCAGTAAGTAGAAATATACTTTTTCGCCAAAACCAGCCAAAAAAGCGTAAATCCGCCGTGCGCAACTCCCACACACCGGTAACATTTGGGATCATAGCATGCGGTGGCCAGTCAGAATTGATGTCCGCACCAGAGATAAATTCATAAAAAAGGTCGTCCGCCTGCTGCTGAGGGGACGGTACATTGTCGTAGAATCCGTCATTTTCCAGCGTCTCCAAGTTTTGATCCATCCAAGCTGCAACACGTGGATGAAGATAAATAAGCCGTTCTTCAAGTTCGCCAGGATCAAGAACATCCTCAAGTTTGAGGAGCTTTTCCCGCCTCACGAGTTGATCGATAGTTGTCATTTATGTCAACCTTAGGGTTGCGGCAAGGCGAGAATAGATCAATTTTTCAGGAGGATTCGTGATTTGTTCCGGGCCAATGACGGAAATTGAAAAGGATTGGGTCACTAAAAATCAGACTTTCAAGAACACTTTGCCCGGCCAAGACCGGATATGGTTCTACGATTCTCCACAACCTCAACATGAAAATCAACCTTAGAGTTACATCGTGAACGAACAATGTTAAAACGCTTGGGTGGCTCCCGAAACAAATACTGATTGTATAACGGGGAGACACTAACGCCTTGTTTTTATGAATTTTTCAACTTTTCAATTTATGGGTGCTTGCCATCCACAAGTGCAACTGCTTTGAAGAGGATCAACCTTCAATCGCAACCTTATGGAAATTTGGGCGTATCAACTCTGAAGTCGCGTAGGCCAATGCACCACGGCGTTCTCACGCCGACTAAGTCCGCTTTCGTCATAGTCTGAAGTGTCTTCGCTTCCGCAGCGAAAGTCCGGAATCCGCCCCGCCTGCCGGTGCCTTAGTGCCTGATTGAGGAAATCCAATGGCCGCTTCGGGCTGGCACCGGTCAACCGACCAAAAATGTCCGATGTCGGCTGAAAACCCTCTGCGGGCCCAAAAAATCACTACCTCTGTTTTAGTAGATTACCGGGCCGCAACTGCCGGATCATTTCATCTTGCACAACGCTACGCATTGTTCCTTCCATCTGGGAAGCAACCTGCTCAGCGAGATCACGGTTCTGATCGGGCGTTCCGCCAGATGCTTCGACTTTTACTGGTGCGTTGATTGTGACATTTGGTGCCGCCTGTTCACTGGGCTTCGCCATGGCAAAGCTCGTCTTGACGCCGCCGCCAACATAGCCGCCGGTCGCATATCCACGCTTTGCGGTCGCGTGTAGCTTGTCGAGGTTCCCCACGCCAAGGTTTGAGGTCGCGGCCTTCGATAGAACGTATTCGCCTTTATGGACCACGCCTGCCGGTTGATACTTGCCACCGGGACCGGTGTAGCCGCCGGAAGCGAAACCGCCGCCTAAAAATGATAGGAACGTACCGCCGATTCCGGAAACACCCTCTGCGGCTGCTAGAATGCGCTTTTTGATCGTCAGCGCGACTACCTGCAAAATCAACTTTTTAACCGCGTCTTCAGCCGATAGTGCGCCGGTTGCCATTTGGCTGAACACGTCCGCGATGCTCTGCGCACCATTGCGACTGGCCTCGTGGATTTCTTTAATTTTGGACGCGGATTGGTCCGCTGCGGATGCGGCGCTTACGTAGGCTGTTGCGAGGTCGTCGATCTGTGTCCGTAAAGCGGGTGTGTCTGTCAGACCAGACTGCAAAGCCGCGTTCATAAGGTCTGCGCGCGTTCGTGCATAATCGAGTGCATCGCCTTGGCCGCGCCGCGCTTCCGTTAGTTCTGCGATTGCTGCGGCCTCTTGTAAGAGTGCTGCCGTTTGTTCCGCGATGCGGTCTGTCTCGCGCTCAAAATCCGATTGCTGTGGTTGGCGCGCTGCCGGTGCTGATCGTGAACCACCACCACCGCCGGTGCTGCCACCGCCGCCAACGCTAACAGGTGGCAAGCCAAAATCGACGTTGTTGGGGGCCGCGCGTGGCCGGATCGTGTTGCTGTCTGGTGTTTGGACTGCCGGACCTTGCCGCCGTGGTCCACCACGCCGCCTTGGGCCGTAGTCGAGCGGTGTATCTGTTGTGCCATCAGGTGCCGCGCCGGGAAGGTTTGCGCGCAGTTCGCGTGCCTTCGCTGTGGCGGTTGTAATTCTTGTGATAAGCCGTCCAACGCCAGCCAAAACGGAGTCGAAGGCCACACTATCAACGCGGTGAAGCTCTGCTACCGCGATACTTGCTTGGTCTGCCAGCGTGGTCAGTTCGCCTTCGAGTTCTTCAGCCGATGCGCTGCCATCATCAAGTTTTCCCTGTAGGCGCTGCATTTCGCCTGCGATCTCTGCCAATTGTTCCGATAGGCCGGTTTCGCCCATGCGTTCTGCGTCACGGGCCGATTTTGCCAAGGCCGCGCCCATGTTCCCGGCTTCGGCGATCACGCCCTCATAGATGCCAAGTAGTGCCGCGATTTCGGCTTGGTTCGCCTCAACCGCACCTTCGCTTTCACCTAGCGCTTGCGTGATGCCGTCGCCTAGCAGGCTTCCGGCTTGCGCTGCATTGCGTAGGACTTCCTCTAACTGGACGGTTTCGTTCGAGACGTTCGCGATCTGCGTGGCGAAGTCTGCCGCGCCAACTGCCATTTGCTTGAAAAGCGTTTGGGTTTTGCCCTTTAACTCTGTGAACCGGCGGTCAAGCTCTGCCGCCTTGGCGATCACGTCTGCGTCTAAAACTTGGCCTGTTTCACGGGCGCGTTGCATGGTCTCGCGCAAAGCCGCTTCGCCTTGGCCCAATAGCTGCACGAATTGTTCGCCACCACTGCCGCCAAAAATTTCATCCATAACGCGGATTTGGGCTGCGCTGTCGAGGTTTTGCAGGCGTCCCGTGATCTCAAGAAATAGTTCGCTTGGGTCTTCGAGGCGGCGCGCTAGGTCGTCCGCACCAAAGTTGAGGCGTGCAAAGGCCTCTGCCGCTGGGCCTGCACCGGTGGTGATAAATTCATCAGCACGCAAGGAAAGCTCTTTCAGGCCGTCCGTCAGGGCAGACACGCCGATGCGGTTCTGATCGGCAACAAATTTGAGTTCTTGGAAGCGTTCAACACTGACGCCCGCCACGGCTGCCGCATCGCCGATTTCAGCAACACCGCGCGTTATATCCGCCAAGCGTTTCACTGCGCCGCCGATTGCTGCGGTGCTTAGGCCAGCCAATAGCCCCGGCCCCAAACGCTTAAATGTCTTTTCGATGGATAGGCCAGCACGCCCATAGGATTGTTCCATCTGGTCTGCGAGGCGGTCCGCGCGTTGCTGCATCTGTTGAGACGCGCGGGTTTGAACCCTGTTAGCATTACGTAAGCCGCGTTCGAGTTTGTTGATTCTGGCCTCAACATCGACAATCAAACCTAGGTCAGACATGCGTTTTCCTTTTAGAAAGTGAAGATTTCGGCGTCATCGCCTGAATATTTCGATTTAGTGGTTTCGCCGACTGTGGCGCGATGGACCGCCATTGCAGTGGCAACCGCGCCGTCGATCCTGTCGGTTTTCTGACCTTTGTGTAGACGCACAAGCCCGGCGTCGGTGCGGGATGCAACAACGCTATCGAAGTGATGCCGCAAAATCGGGTGGCCGTCATGGCGGATCATTTTGCCATTCACCGCTAATTCCAAGTGTCCTACCGCTTCGCTCATAAGTGTTGCGGTCTGGCGAAACTCAACAACAGGAAGGCTGTCTGCGATTAGTTTGTGCATCAAAACCCGTGCGTGGTGAGGATCAAATGCCATTTCTTGCACGTCGAAGGTCGCGCATTGTTCGCGAATGTGATCTTCGACGGCTTGCTGATCCACAATTGGGCCGGGTGTTGCTGTGATTAAGTTTTGATCGCGCCATAGCTCATAGTTCACGCGGTCGCGATCTGATCGGGCTTTCAGGTCATCGCCGGGAACAAAGAAGGCGGGTTTTATTGTGATCTGGCCGTCATCGTGTCGCCAAGCGGTCGTAACACAAGTGAGGTCGCCGCTAAGGGATGCGTCAACGCCAAGCCAACACGGGAGGCCTTCGAGGTCCGCAACGTCATCGTGAAACTTGCGGCTGTCATAAATGTCCATAGAAAACAGAGGGTCACGGCTGTTTGCCATCCACACGTTAAGGTTGTATTGCTGAAACGCAAACTTGTCTTGGGGGCGGTCTTGGGCCTCTTTCGCAAGGGTCCGCATTGATTTGAGTGACGGGAACCCATGCTTAAGGCCGGGGTTCACGCGGTGCCAAACTGCTTCATCCTGCCAGTCGTCGCTTTCCTCTGCCGCAAAGAGGATCGGCAGATATGCCGGGTTGTCGATTTTCCCAAGGGCAACGTCACGGGCATAATTGTATTGCTGGGCTGCGACGGTCTCTGCACCACGGCCTGCGGTGGTCGCGATCACTGTCAAAGTGTCATCGATCTTTGCCGCACCAGATTTCAAGGCTTCCCAAAGTTCGCGGCCTTTCCAAGCGTGGATTTCGTCAATCAGCGTAAAGCTAGGCGTCATCCCGTGCGCTGTCTTGCCGTCACTTGAGATGGTTTTGAGGTTTGCCTTGTCCTTCTTGAAAACGATCTTTTTGGCCGCGTGTTCCGCCTCATATATGCGACACGCATCTTCAAGCCGTTTATCTTGTTTGACGATCTCCACGGCCTCACGGAAGCCTATACCGGCTTGTTCGCGATCTGCCGCCGCAAAAATCACTTGCCCGGAAGGTCTGCGCTCTGGGCCGATGGTGTGAAGCAAGGCAAGCGCTGCCGCCAAGCTGGTCTTGCGGTTTCCCCTTGGCAACATCAGAAACACGGTTTGCACGATCCGGCTGCCGTCCGGATGCCTTGGCCCATAGATGGCTCGCACGATCCGCTCTTGAAATGGGAAAAGCTGGAAAGCCCGCTTGGGTGCAGTGCTGTTTGGATGTCTCAGGCGGCGCAAAAACTCAACCGCCCGTTCGCCATGGCCTAGCGGATCGGGGATGTCGGAGCCGTCATAAATCCAATTTGGGTAGGTGCTTGGCGTTGGCATTGGGTCATAGGCTCAAAGGGTTGTCGTCGTCGTCATCGTCGCCTTCGACTGCACCAATTCTGGCGCGTGACGTGGGTGTCAGGCCGTATTCAGCGGCAAGCTGACGGGCTGTCTGGGCCGCGCGGTTCAGTACACCGAATAGCTTAACGTCGATTGTGCCACCGTTGGCTTTTCGCTCGGTTTCGATCTGCCGGATGATGCCTATTTGGGTGCAATAGTTCTCAACCCCGGCAAGGTCGGCGGCAGTGATGATCCGCCGCGCGATCAGTTGCGGCATGATGCGGCGCCATTCCGCTTGCGCCTCTTTTGAGAGGTAGGGCGGCACCTTGGGTACCTTGGCCAATGCATCACTGTCAGGGGTAAGGGTCGGCTTAATGCCTCTGCTGTGGACGCTCATATCTGGATCGTTCCTGTTGCTGGTTTGATTTTGATCAAAAGGCCACGTCGGCGGCCGATTTCTGAAATTGCTTCGATCTCGTAATAGTTGCCGTCGAACACGATCCTGTCTGACAAGCGCACCGCTGATCGGTAGCGTAGCCGGAAGATTAGGGTGCCGTCTGACGTGTTGCCGTAGGGTTGGACGGTCTCTGACTGATCCGCCTGGACTAATTGGGCTTTGGTCGTGCAGATGGTTTGCCAATGGCGCGTGGCTTCGCCGTTCGCCGCGATGGTTTCATCGCTGCGCATCACGGCAATCATTCTGTCGAGGGTTCCGGCGCGGATATACATGATTAGGCCTTCCAATAGAGGTCGATTTTGGCGGTCCCGACGCCGTGTTGATGGGCATTGTCCGGGTCAGGGTCGCGGGAAAACCGGAAGGATGGCCGCTCGTAATCGTGCAGGATGTGTCCCGGCGATGGCGGGCAATACCAAAGAAACTTGGCAACTTGGGCTGCGATAGTCTGGGCCGTGGCGGCGTTGCGGACTGCCACCATACTCGCGCCTTGCATGATCTGTTCCGGCGCGGTCCAGATGTGCAAGTCGAGGTAAACCGTTGTTACAAAATGGCCGCCTGCCGCCGTGCCACGATTGATGGTTTGCGGGTCAGATAGCCGGATGCATGGGAACCTGTCAGGCTTGCTCGATCCGGTCTGAATGTTAGCCGGGTCTACAAGTTCCAATAGGTCGCTGTCTGCAATCAGGGCGTTGCGGATGGTTGTCTGCCAGATTTCGGTTGGATCAATGATCATTTGCCACCATTCCTTTTGATTGCCTTTGAGACGGCTCTTGCGATGCGGCGTGTCACCCGGTCTTTTTTCAACCGGAATGCAGGCCGCAAGTAGGGTGTGGCCGCCTGTTTGACGCTGCCAAACTCAGGGATATGGCCGTAGCGCACATCTTCTGAACCCACTGTCACAAACGCTTGGTTTTCGTTCGCCGTGCGTTTTCCACCACCTGCCGCATAGGCTGGCGTTTCGTCACCGGGGGCGGTCACGTTGATGCTGTTCAAAAGGTCGCCTTCATCTTCCGGCACAAGCTCTTCCGCTGCGTCTGCGATTTCATGTGCGCCGGTCAACAAGGCCGGTCGAAGCTCTTGGAGAATTTCTCGCGGTATCGCCTTCAAGCGAGCCTCTAGCTCTGCTGATCCTTTAAGTCGTCTGGTCATGGCCTGTCACCTGATCTTTGACGGATTGCAGGAGGCGAAGGACGCTGAAAGGTGCTTCGCTGATCCGGATATCTGAGGCCGCTTCGCGCTGTTCAAACAGATATGCCGCAAGCTGCAAGGCGGCTTCCGTCATCAGGGCGTTGGTGCTGTCGAAGTCTTTGCCGGTGTGGTGCGCAATCCATTGCTCTGCCGTGGCGAGTTTGTGCGCAAGGATGGCGTCATCTGCGGTGTCATCCGGCAGAAGGTTCAGTTGCGCCTTGAACAAGGCTAGGTCTGTTTGGTGTGTCATGGTGTTGTCTCGTATGGAAAATCTATTTTGGGCTGGCCTTGAAAACCCCAATTAAGGGCTGTCTTGTGCGAACCTCCCCCCGCCGGTCCCCTTCATAGCCACAAAGTTCACAACCACCCCGGTGCCTTGTGCTCTAGGCTGCGCATGACTGATCCCCGGCTTAGGGTCGCCGTTGCTTGCGGTAAGAACCTATTGGGCGAGGACTTCGGCCCATAGCTGTCGCGTTGAAGGGTCATGTGCTGGCCCTTTCCTGTCTTTGCTTGTGCTTGGCGTGGCAGGTCGTGCAAAGCGGTTGCCAGTTGGTTTGATCCCAGAATAGGGCGCGGTCGCCCTTGTGTGGTTTGATGTGGTCAACCTGTGTGGCTTCGCCATGGCACATGGCGCACATTGGGAAGCGGCGTAGGAAGGCTTTGGACGCTGTGCGCCACTTGCTGTTGTAGCCGCGCTGCGAGGCTGTCGGGCGGGTTTGGTCGTGGCGTCGATCCCTTTGGCGCTTGGCTGCGCGTTGGCAGGCACATTCGGCCCTTGCCGGTATGATCTTGCTGCACTTGGGGCAGATGCGGGGAAACTGGCCCATGGTTACGCACCTTGCTGCATACGTTTGAGGTAGCGAAGGCCTGCGCGATCAAGGTCAGGGTCTAGGCCATCCTTGATGTTTTGCTCGCGTTGTTCGGGGTCTGGTTCTTTGGTGTCATCTTCGCCGCCATGGATGGCCTTTAGCTTGCTCACATGGGCGTTGAATGCGGCTATGATTTCCGCCGGTGTTGCATGCCAACTTTGCTCTGGTGTCCAGCCAAGCCAGCCGGTCGCATAGCCATAGAGTTCCGAAAAGACCTTTGACCACGGAAGTGACCGTTGGGGATTTGCTGCGGTAGGTCGCGGCTCTGGATCATCCGGGAAGAAACCGGCGACAACTTGGAATAACAAAGGGAGGATGTTTGCCCTAAGCTGGCCAAGCGGTGCGTTTTCGATGTGGCAAAGGAACGGGTTTGGGTCTGATGTTGCGGCATGGGTGATCATGGCCTTCACTGTTTGGGTGTCAAAGGCTGTCAGCTTTTCGATCAATTTGTCGAAGTCGCCGTGCATGGCTTCTAGGGTGATGGCGCAACGGAGCGTGGGCCGCAGGGACAAGATACGGCCTTCATATTTGAGCGTGTGGCTCTGGTATGCGATCTGTTGCGCCATCTGGTATTTGGGCCGCACATGAGGTGCAGCGGCCCAAAACTCATTGCTTAAGAGAGTGTCATTTTTGACAGGGCTTCGCCCATGGTCACGCGGCCACCAACGCGGCGGCGGGCAATGAATTTCACCCGGCCAATTGCCGCCTCTGTGAGTTCGTCGCGGATGATCTCAAAGCCGATGCGATCTGCGATAGTGTAGCCTTCGCGGAAGTCACCAAAGATGATCGGTGAATTGCCTGAAACTGCATCAGGCATATCCACGGCTTCCAAAACAGGGCGGCCCAAAAGGCTGGGCGGTGCGCCTGCGGCAAGGGATGGCTGCCAAAGTGAGCGGCCTTCACTGTCTTTCAATTTATGAACGTGACCAATGGTCTTGCGGTTCATCAGCCACGTACCGTTGCGGGAATAGGCGGTCTTTACGCTATAGAAGTGATCAATCAGAGTGTCCGCGTCTAAGGCGGCAACGGCATTGTCAGTCACTTCTGTTGAGGTCAGCACGCCTTCCGCTTGGGTCGTGCCATCACCATTGACAAACCAAGCGGCCTCTTTTTGCCCAAACCGGCGGGCGACGTGGTTGGCGAGATAGCCGGAAAGATCAACGTGCGCGTCTTCGATCAGGGTTTTGAAAACCGGAACAATAACACCCATTTCGAAGGGTTTCAGGTCGATCTGTTCGAAGGTCGGTTCGCTTTCTGGTTTCGTGCCACCTTCTGCCACTGTCGCCGGGTCTACTTCATCCACAAGGCGGGGAAGCTGCAAAAGCGGGCCGCTCATTTGGATGGAACCAGAGATAGAACGCATTGGCGAAAACTCTGCTACCTTTTCAAGAATCGTGGTTGCCACCGTTTCAGGGGCAAGAATGCCGCCGGTGCCAGCGCCATAGGCAAGAGTTTTCACCTCTGTATCATCGCCGGTGCGAAGGTAGTCGCCAAAGGCTTTGGTTTCGTCTGTGCTATGAATGGCGGGTGCCGCAGTCATGTTTTGTGGACGCGCGGCCTTGGCTTCGAGCTGGTCAAGGCGAGCTTTCATCGCGTCGAAGGCTTTTGTGTCAACCGCTGGTGCATCGTTGGCCGGTGTTGTGTCGGCTGGTGTTGTATCAGCGGTTTTTGTGTCGATTGGTTCGGGCATGGTGTTACCTTTTGAAGTTGTGGTGCCATCGGATTTGAGGCTGGTGATTTGCGCGGCAGGGTGTGCAGGAACCGCGACAATTGAGATTTCGAGTAGATCGGCTTTGATGATCTCGCGGCCTGTCTTGGTGCGCTTGGCGTCGAGGGTTTTGAAACCGATAGACAAGCCCGTGACTGCCTTTGCTCTGATCATGGTCAGGACTTCCGACGCTTTCGGAATGTCGCCTAGGAATAAGCGGCCTTTGACTTCGACGCCTTGATCGGTCTGGGTGATCTGATCCCAAACCCCAATGACTTCGCTTTGGTCGTGCGTCCAAAGCATTGGCAGGGTTTGGGGTAGCGTCATTGCACCTTTGGTCATCACGTCGCCAACGCGATCAGGGATTCCCCAAGGCCACGCTAGGCCGGTGATCTCGCCTGTCGGAGTGACGGATAGGTCCGCTTTGATGTCGAGAAAATCAGGCATAGGTCATTCCTCCGCTTCGCCCCAACGGGCTTGCAGCACGTCGAGGGCAAGGGGCAGGATTTCGGCAATCGCGCGATCGGTGGCGTATGTGTCAGTGAGACGCTTCGCGCTTTCTGTTGATGCGCCGCCGCCGATTAGGCCTAAGCGAATGATCTCTTTCAGCGTTCCGAGGCTGAAACCGCCTGTTACCGCGCGGCTGTAGATTGCGCCGATGCCTTCGCCTGTAAGGCGTTCAAGTTCGGCGATCATATCGTCGGTCAAGGTGACCTGCCCCCCAAATTTCGGACCATTCAAAAAGAGAGTTTGTTC